TACCGCGACGAGGCCAACCAGCCCTACTACCAGGTCTTCAGCGGCCGGTACACCGGGACCGACCCCGAGAAGTCGGCTCGCCGGTTCCGGGCCTACGACGTGTTCCATTTGACTGGTCCCACCATGGAGGGCGTGCTCGGCGTGCCGCCGATCCACCTGATGCGTGACATCATCGGGCTGGAGTTGGAGGTGCAGCGGTACGTAACCACGTTCTACGCGAACAACGCGGTCCCGGCTGGCACGCTGCAGATGCCGGGTCGGCTGAGCCCCGAGGCGTCAAAGCGTCTTCGTGAGGCGTGGCAGGCGGCACATGGCGGCGCGAGCCGGGCCGGTCGCGTGGCGGTGCTGGAGGACGGGCTCAAGTACGACCCCATTTCCCCCAACTTCAAGGACGCGGATTTGATCGAGATGCGGAAGTATTGCCGCCAGCAGATCGCGGCGGCGTTCGGCGTGCCCAGCCACAAGGTCGGCGACACCGACGCCACCAGTTGGAACAGCGCAGAGCAGGCCGACAGCGAGTTTGTGAAGCACACCCTGAGCAGCTGGGCCACGAGGCTCGAGCAGGAGGCCAGCCGGAAGTTGATCCCCCGCGGCGAGGCGTTCTGCACCCGGATCAGTTTCGACAGCCTGCTTCGGGCTGACATGAGCACCCGGTTCAACGCGTACGCGGTCGGCATCACCAACGGCATCCTGACCGTCAACGAGGCCCGTGCTCTTGAGGGTCGCCCGGCTGTCGAGGGCGGCGACCAGATCCGCGTGCCGATGAACACCGAGGCACCCGGCCAGCAGCCCGCTGAAGGGCCTAGCGCGCCCGCTGAGGCGCCCGCTGCCGAAGAGCCATCCGTAGACCTTGAGCCGGAGGAAATCGACCTTGAGCCATCCAGCGCGCCGGAGGAGCCCGAGGCCGAGGACACCGAGGCCGAGGAGGCCGAGGACCGGGCCGCGGCGGCTCAGATCGCCATTGCTGCCGTACGTCCGGCAATCGAGGCCGCCTACCGGCGACACCTAGGCCGCATCTCGGACTACCTGGTGCGGCAACGCACCCAGGCCAAACTCGACAAGTGGGCGCCACCGATCGACTGCCTCGACGCGGACCTGCGGTCGGTCGTGGCCGGTCTGGGCCGCCTGCTCGGTGACGAGGATCGGGCGGTAGCCGTGCTCGACGCCGACCTGGTGCGGCACGCCCGCATGCTGCGAAGCCACATTGGCGACATCAAGACCTTGAGCGATCAGCTGGACGGGCTGCGGTCCATGCCGGGATCGGCCGCGGCCGCCCTGCTCGACCTGCTCAAGGTGACCCTGCTGAACCTTCCCCTTCTGGAGACCACCAATGAACAAGCGTGAAACACGAGACAAGGGCACCCTGAGCGGCGGCGAGGGCCTTCGCGTCAGCGGGTACGCCGCGACCTGGGACACCTACGACATGGGCTCATTCCAGGAGCGGCTGGACCCGGCCGCGTTCACCCGGGCCTTGGAGCAGGCCGACGAGATCGCCCTCCTGTGGAACCACGACACCGGCAGGCCGCTGGCCCGCGTCCGGGCTGGCAACTTGCGCCTATGGGCCGACGAGACCGGACTAGGCTTCGAGGCCACCCTGCCCGACACACAGAGCGGCCGCGAGGCGTACGAGCTGGTGAAGAGCGGCGTGGTCACGCAGTGCTCCTTCGGGTTTCAGGTGCGTGACGAGACCTACGAGAAGGGCGCGGTCAAGCCGCTGCGGATCATCCGCGACGCCGACTTGCTGGAGATCAGTCTGGTCACGTTCCCGGCGAACGAGGGCACGAGCGTCGAGGCCCGGGCCGAGGCCCAGCCGGCGCCGGTGAAGCGTCTGCGGATGTTTCCCCCGGCCTGAGTTGTGGTCCTTGATTCGAGATCGTGAATTGCTCTAATGAGGGCGACAACTCATACCTCCGCTCCCAGCAGCCCCTGCCTAGTGCACGCTGACTGACGAGCGAGCGGTCCTCCGTGCAGCCCGTGTGGCGCACTGGCCCGAACTGCGGATGTCAACGACGAACGACAACCGCCGGGTCAGTGCGCCATTTTGCTGCGCAGTCCCGGCGCTAACCCTGGAGACTGTGATGGCAACCAAGACAACCCTGGACCGCGGCGGCGACGAGTACCGCCACCTGTTCCAGACCTACCTTCGGCACGGCGTCAACCGCCTAACCGACGCGGAGACCCGAGCCCTGAGCCTGTCCGGCTCCGGCCTGGGCAGCGGCGTCGCCCCCACGGGCTGGAACGACTTCATCGACACGGCGATGCAGCAGGACGCAATCCTGAGCCGCGTCCGCGTGGTGCAGAGTTCCGAGAAGTTCACCGCTCCGATCTACGTCGGTTCGCCTGCTCTGAACAACACCAGCGTGGTGGCACGGATCGACGTGACCGCTGGCGGGTCCGGCTATGTATCCGCTCCGACCGTTGCCTTCACTGGCGGCGGCGGAAGTGGTGCCACGGCCACGGCCACGATCGACGGAGGTGCGGTGGTCAGCGTTGCGATCACCAACGCAGGCAGCGGCTACACGTCGGCCCCGACCATCAGTTTCTCCGGCGGCAGCGGATCGGGAGCAACCGCCGATGCCGTCATCGGCACCGAGGGACTGCGCACCGAGTCGTACACCAGCGGCACGCAGTTTGCCCTGCCGCAGCAGGGCAGCGGCGGCAGCACGACCTACACGTTCGGCCTGAAGAAGGTCCACATCTGGGCCCGCGTCAGCAACGAGCTGCTGGAGGACTCGGCATCGGCGGCCAGCGTCGAGCAGTTCCTGCTGCAGGAGTTCGCGAGCGAACTGAAGACCGAGATCAACCGCCAGATCATCATCGGCAACGGCACCAGCGAGTGCCAGGGTGCGTTCAACTCGGCCAAGGCGTACAGCCGCACGGCCAGCACCGGCGTGGCGACCACCAACAAGCCCAGCGACGTGATCGCTGCGGCGTGGGCTTCGACCAACTCGGCCCTGTCGCCGATGGCCCACGAGCAGTGGATCAACAGCGTCGCGGTGATCAACAGCCGACTGACCGCTTCGTTCGACGCGACCTTCTACCCGCCGCTGTTCCCGGTGTTCATGGGCAACATGAAGCAGGGCACGACGGTCGAGGGCCTGCCGACGATCTATCACCGGCTGAGCGACACCAACCCAACCAGCGGCGACACGCTGGTGATGTTCTTCGATCCGAGCAAGTACCTCCTCGTGACCAACTTCGCGGGCTTCACCGTGACGCGTCTGAGCGAGCGGTACGCGGACACCGATTCCACGGCCTTCGTCGCCAGCGTGCGGGCGGACGGGGCTCTCCTCCATTCCTCAGGCGTGTTGAACGTCAACCGGTCCTGAGCCCGCACAACGAAAGGGAAACACATGAACGACAAGGACACCTACCGAGGGCTCGTCGAGAAGATGGGCGCCCTCTACCGCGAGATGCAGTCGATGATCGACGCGGCGAACGAGAACGGCGGCGACATGAGCGCCGAGGACACGCAGCGCTTCGACGCGATGCAGGCCGAGTACCGCAAGCTGCAGGAGCAGCGCGAGCGGAACGTGAGCCTCATGCAGTTGGCCCAGAAGGACACCAACCTGGGCTGGGTCGAGTCGCCCGACGCCCCCGAGCGTCGCTCCGCGACCAAGGCGGTCAAGGCCAACAAGGGCGCCCGCTGGGGCGAGTGGGCCGACTCCGAGGAGTACCGGGACGCTTTCGACTCGTACCTCCGCCGCGGCGAGCTGGTCGGCCCGACCGAGCAGCGCGCCCTGAGCGAGGGTGGCACGGGCCTGGGCGACGTGATCGCCCCGACCGAGTTCAGCGACAAGATCTTCGAGCAGCTGCAGAAGGTCGTGACCCTCCGCAAGTTGGCCCAGATCATGCCGATGGGCTCGTGGAAGCGTGACCTGGTGATCGAGAGCAACGTGGCCGCGGTCAACTGGACCACGGAAGGCAACGCGATCACCGACTCGCTGAACACCAACCCCACCTTCAGCAGCGTGGTGCTCAACGCGAAGAAGCTGGCGGGCCTTGCCAAGGTCAGCCGCGAGCTGGCCGAGGACGCCCCCGCCCGTGGCCCGGGCTTCAGCCTGGAGAACATCCTGACCAACTCCTTCGCCAAGGGTTTCGCGGAGAAGGAGGAGCAGGGCTTCCTCGTGGGCACCGGCGCGTCCGGCCAGCCCGCAGGCATCCTGACGGTCGGACCGTCTGCCTCGACCCCCTCAACGGGTCCGGCGGTCGGCAAGCAGTTGGCCGCCAACACGGCGATCACCGCCGCTGAGATCCAGGACTTCGTGTACAGCCTGCCGCGTCAGTATCGCCAGCACCCCAGCTGCGCGATCCTGGTCAGCGACAAGGTGCTGCAGTTCATCCGGCAGGCGCCGGTGATCGCGTCCTCGACGCAGGGCTACTTCTGGCAGCCCAGCGGCGTCCTCGGCGAGCCCGACCGTCTCATGGGCATCCCGATCTACGCGTCGCACTACGTTCCCGATCCGGCCACCACGTCGCAGGGTTACACCGGCGGCGGCATCTGCGGCCTGATCGGTGCGTTCGACTTCCTCGTGATCGGACAGCGCAGCCAGTTCTCGCTGCGTGTGCTCAACGAGCGCTACGCGGACGAGGACAACATCGGCATGGTCTGCACCAGCCGGGTTGACATCAAGTACACGCAGACGGACGCGTTCCGGTTCCTGCGTGGCAAGAACTGATCTGAGTGACTGACAGCAACCCCCTGGGGAGGGAAACCTCCCCAGGGGCTTTCGAGGACGCAATGAAGGTCAAGATGCTGCAGACCGTCGGGATGGCTGGCGAGGGCTACGGCGAGGGTCTGGTCTACGACCTGCCCGATGCCCGTGCCATCGAGTTCCTGTCCCTCGGCTGGGC